TGTTTTTCTAAATAGCTCACCTACATTTGCAGTTAACGGTAAAGTTGCTCCGGAACTTATACCGGATCCTGTGTTTGCGCTACTGGTAGCTCCTATATAATTACCTAATAGATTCCATGCTCCAGATATAAAGATATAAGTAGATGTGCCGACTACTATTGTTCTACCTGTATAATTATTGGGATCTCCTACTGCGGGTAAACTAGTTGCAACATCTAATCCTTTAGGTGAATTTGATGATATTAATCCTGACAGAGTTTGCCATTGACCAGCCAAATACACATATATTTTTGCATTGGCAGTTTCATAAAATGTAGTTCCTTCTGCAGCCGCCGCCGGACGAACCAATCCTATAGTTATTGCTTGGTCACCTCTAAATCTGACCCATCTATCATCTGATCCTGCGGCTCTTGCTATAGCTGCATCGGCACTAAGTCCTGCTCCATTGCCTATAGGATATTTTGAGTATGTCCAAATATCTCCTGTATAATATGCAATTCTGCCTTCATAGTTTCCTATTGTGGGTAATGCTGCAACTACAGGTATACCATTAACAGTAACTGTAGTATTCCCAGTCCCTGTTGTAACCACAATGTTGGCTCCATATACTCCGCCAGTGTATTCGGCAATTTGTTGATTAACATAATTTTGAGTGGATAGTTCGTTATTCAGCCATTGTATGGATCCACTTTCATTCATTAATAAATGAGGAGTGCCATTTAGTGTTACTCCTATTTGCCCTGTACCTGGTCTATATAAGCCAGTATCATTATCTCCATCCCAAGTGTATCCCGGAAAATCTTTATTGTCTGGGATGAATGCCTTATACTGGCCATTATTGTAAATTTCATTTATATTTTTATTGACTTTAATAAATGCTTCTCGTAGAACATCTCCGTCACCTGAATCAGGCGAAGTTCCTACATTTATATTGGCTAGATTTCTAATATTTGGCATGGCGTTAACTTATCTTAAGATGGGTTTTAATTTTTTCAAGCTCTTCTTTTAACATATTTATTTCTTCTTGCATAGAGGTTATAAGTTTTGTTTGTTTTCTTTTTTGTTTATACTCATGTAATGCCGACAGATCTGTATTCAATAATGCGTTGGATCTCATATCCTTAACATATCCGGGATCTTCTTTAATGGGTGCATAAAATTGTTCCATATTAAATTACTGATATTGCAGATATAGATTTGAGTCTCGGTAAATAAACTGGATTACTAGAATAGAATACCACCTTAATTTGATAATATGCAAAATCGTCAAAATTTCCAGTAATTGCTGTTCCGGTTGGTGAGGTTCCAGTGTATGACAATAATGGTTCAATTATTCTATAAGTTTCTTCTTGATATATTTCTTCGGTTCCGGCAAACGTTTTTGCCTTGGGCAAAACAAGCGGCATCAATAACCAAGGTCTATCATAAATACCATTAGTTACACTGTTATCATTTCTTGCAAGAACTCTGCAAAATACATCCACATCTGTACCAATTTGTCTGCTAATACTTAATTTAACTTCCAATCCCGTAGAATCAAACCCGTCTGCAAGAGAGACTGGTTTGCTAATATATCTAGATAACGCGTTTCCATTTGATGATTTTAATTCACTATCAGAAATAGTTTTACTATACTCATCTATTGCAGTTCTAAATATCTGAGCTTGAATGAGTTGTTTATCCAACATAGGAGTAACATTTCTATCCTTTGTTGTCATTTGAATTTTAAGAGATATGTCTCCTGCATTTTGTACAACTTGTCTTCCTGCTAGATCTGCGTTTAATCCTGGTAAAATTTGTACAGGATCATTCACTAAATTGGATCCTGCATCCCTAGTTGTTATGTCATAAGTGACACTAGCAGTATCTGAAAAATCTATGGCAGTGGATAATAATCTAAACCTATTATATTCTAACCCACCATTTATAGCTATATTTTTTGCCTCCATTGTCACAGTCCCAGTTTCAAACGCTGCTTTTCTAACAACGAATGCCAAATCTTCAGTGGAAGATTCAACCCATTCCCCGGTGTTTTGTGGTTTAAATAGTCTTCCAGCAAAAGGTTGTTTTACTGTTTTACCACCATCAGTTGAGGCTGCTAATAACTGATATTTTCCAGATTTTGTTAATACACAAAATGCATATTCTCCGGGTTTTAAATATATTGGATGTTTAAATGTAAAATTTGTGGGGTTGGCATTATTTGTTGCAGTATCATATACTTGTATATCTGAAGGATTTTTTACTACATAACTACCTTCAAAATATTCTTTGGTTGATGGTTTGCCGCCATCCATTGGACGTAATTCCACTGCCAAAGGATATAATGAATCTTTTACAAAAACATATAATGTAATACCTGTTACGTATACCCCCAATGGATATTTAGTTGATTCTACAAAAAATGTTTGAGAACATGGATCTAATCTTAACTGAGAAGTATTAATATCTAAAGCATTTCCTAAAGGACTTGTTCTAAATTTTATTGTTTTTCTTAAAGAAACTGTACCACCTTCCTCAGTATTAACTAAATTCATCCCATGATTATATAGTGTGGCTTCAGAAATATATTTTGAATTTTGTACTCCCGTGGAGCTATCTGAAAATGTTAATAATATTTCACCTGTTAAAAATTTATATTTACCATCGTCACTTGGTATATACAAATATCCTCCAGCCTGCCCTAATTGATTTGTTACTATTGGGTCTCCTATTTTAGCACCCGACGTTACAGGGGCACAAAAAGAAGTTATATCTAACCCATTACAATACACATATATTCTAGTACCAGCAGGCATTTCTGATACTTGGAATTGTAGTAATTGATCTCCTGCATAGATTGCATTTTCTGTAGTTGATGCTTGTGAATTGCCTGTATCTGCTGTCGCCATTTTTAAATTCCTATTAGTGAATAATTTACAGATTTATATCCATTATCTTGTATTTCTACAGCATTGGGATATAATTTTTCAACTTCGTGTGCCATAAAACCAATATATCTACCTGATCCAGCCAATGGATGATTTTTAAATTTAGTTTTATATTCAAATGAATATAAATTTAATCCCGGTTTTACTTGTTTTATAAATTTAATTTTTTCTTTTGTTAGAATATCTGAAAAAATCTTGTCTATGATATTCTTTTTAACTGATTTCACCGGATTGTTTACGAAATTACCTACCGACGAAACAGCATTATTAATTTCATTGCCTACAGAATCTACTACATTACTTACTTCATGCATTATATGTCCTCCTGTTAGGGCATCAATTGCTATAATTGCTGCAATATATGGTACAGCGGCATAGAGGGTGGGGTTATTGGCGGCAAAGGTGGCAAAATAACTACCACCTTCTGCAACTGCTACCCCCTCGGCGGTAGCCCACGTTGTAGATCCGCCTAACGCGGTGGATGTAGAGGTGCCTGATATCCAACCCACTACAGTATCAAAACCTGCGGAAATTGTGGCACCAACTGTACCAGATGTTGCAAACTCATATACTTCCACTGCTGATTTGATTATAGATGAAGGGCTCAAAGCCGATCCGGTTACTGCATTAACCGCTGCGTTCCATGCTGCTGTCACTCCTGCGCCGGCAATTAACTCGGCTCCAGCTGCAACTATTCCCTGCCCCAATAGATAAGTACCATAAAGCTGCAACCCAGTTTGTAATAAGTTGACCTTGTATGAATTTTGTTGAGATAATTCTGCTCTTCCTCTACGATCATTAATTCCGCCAGGATTTGGATTAACGGCGCCATTTGCTTCCACTTGTGACACCAGAACTTCTTCAATATATTTTGCAGTAATTATATCATTTGCAATATTAACATTTGTTTGGGATGTTATCTTTAAATCCACATTATATGCTGAAAACATTGGATAACATATTCCTTGTTTTGTGTTTATTGCACAAAAAAATCCTCCAGATAAAATATCTGTTTTGGAAAAATCTTGAAAATTATCTACGAGTATACCGGATTTTAATAACGTATCCCCGGCATCATTTTGAATAATTGCCTTGAGATTTGCAATTTCTATACTATGAACTTTTACTGCCTTGTCTAATCTTAATGTTGTTTGCTGGATTTTGCCTATGTCTGCCATAGTAAATCTAGTATTATTTTCGTATACAATCGAACAACTAAATGCACTTTCTGCGAATGGTGGTAATTGTATAGTAGCTATTGCCAATTTAGTTTTATCCGCAACTAACGGCGTTGTGCCTGGTTTTGTAGATTCACTACCATTAGTGATAAAAAATTTATCATAAGGAGTTTCAAAATTTACCGAATTTTTGGAAAGATATAATTTATCTATTCTAGGCAAATAATATGTTACATCTGCTTCAGTGTTTACATCTGTGGATGGAAATATTGCAGTATCAAAATTTAAATAAGCAGACCCATTAGTTCTTTTTGGTCTAAAATCTAGGCAATCTCTTAATGTATATTCTTTTGAATCTACCACTGATTTATATTCGCCTATACTTCTATAGTAGCTTGCAGGATATGAATTTACAGTGACGGGGCCCTCACCCGAATGATTAAAATAATCAAAAATAACTAATACGTTCCCTGGCACCCCCGAAGTGGGTCCGGCGTATTTTATATATCCATGATCATACCAACTGTCCTTTTGACCATCATTAAGAATAAGTATATTTCCTGACAATTGACTAACCCGTGACCAAACATTAGAATCACTAACATCAACTGCTTTAGAAAGAGCTTTTGCAGTATATACTAAACCGTTTTTAATAACTTGTTGATTATATGTATAAGATATATTAGCGTCCCAAACTCCCGCTAAGGATGTAATTGAGCTTTGTTTATAAATTCCTCCGAATCTTGCAATATCCGAAATATATAAACTATATGCCAAATCTGGTTGAGTTATATTTACAAATGTTGAAGCATCTTTGACTAAAGTTTTAGTTCTTGGAGGTAAATTATTACTTTCTACAAGATATATTATATCTGCAACCCCGGTAAATGAGGCATCATTTAAATTTATAGATGCTGTAGATGAATCCGATGAAATAGTAACAGATCCTCTTTCAAAATTTACCACACCCAATTTAGTATTTGCGGTTGCACCAGATTTTACAGCTACTGTAAAATTTTTTCTTGCAGTACTTGCAACAACCGCTCCATCACCTAATGCAAAAGTTTCTGGCGAAGATAATGTTTTAGTATATAATCCTCCAGAAAAGACTGCATTTCTTATTGATCTATGGTAAGTAGTATTAATTTTATCAAGACTTTTTATATAATCTTTTGATATAGGAAAAATTAAAAGATCAGATGGTCTGGGATCTTTAATTAATAAATCTCCGGTTGTGGATATACTTTGTTCAGCAACATTTGCGTAAAAGAATGGAGCAGTATATGTTGCAGCAGTATAATGGTTTGTTAAAGAGTTTCGTACTCCAATTAAACTTTTAACCTTTTTAGCATTAGTTAAACCATCTATAAATGGACTACCGTTACTAACAGAAAGAAATGCTTTAGTATTAGATAACATTCTAGCAGAATCTGGATTTGAGGGAGTAGCTAATAAATAGTTAGCAAATCTTTCTTTTGTTTTATCAATATCCTGACCATCTAAAGTATTCCACGTATTATACCAAAAGACTACTCCGCCCACATCTGGCTCTCTATACAATGCGTAACATGGTGTCTTCGCTGGACCATAATTTCCTAATAGAGTACTTGCACTAGGAGAACTATAGAATGTATCTGCAATAAATTGACCACGTGTTTCCGTAATTCCATATTTTGTTGCCCAAGCACCCCAAGATGTAGGAGCATCCACAATCTGCGAATAATAATGATATAATAATTTAAATTGTGTTTTGGAATTACCACCCAAAGAACTATCATATTCCAAAGATTTAAATGCAAGGGTTCCCACTTGTGTTGTATTAGAAGTAGGATTTGTAACATTGTGCATTTCCAAAAACATTTCACCTTGTGTTATTGTTTCTGGTAAGGGAATAACTGTGCTATTACCAACACTATTTAAGTCTGTAACCTGAATATAGTTACCTTGCGTGGTTGTAATATTGTATCCTAATCTGGTATCCGTAGTTGTTGGTCTAGGTACAATTAATTGTGTAGTTGATATTGTTCCTACTTCTTTTCCACCAACATATGCTTTTCCTGCGGAAACATTAAAACGGAGATACTCATCATTGGTCAGATCTGCGGATGGAGTTACTATAAACGGATCAACTACATAGTTTCCAGATTGATCATAAGTTCTATCTTCAATTTCTTTTCTTAGTTCACCTGAAATATTATTTTCAGAAACAATTTCTATATCTCCTCTATTAAATGTCAATAAGGGAATTATCGTATCAGTTGTTGTTGCTTTATAATCTTCATCCACATCAAAAGTTGTTAATGATAAATTTATTTTTAACCTATCTGCTCCGGTTGCAAAATAATTGGAACTTCCTATTGCAGGATCTAATAATGAAGGATCATCTTCACTGGTAATTATTTGTTCTGTTACGTAGAACCCAATTACTTTACTTGGAAATGCGGTATTTTTATCAGGAACAACACTTTGCGTATCCGACCTTAGTAAAAACCCATCATTGTAAAAATACGTATTTGGTTGAGTAACAATAGATGTGGGGCAAGATGACTTTTTAATAAATTGAATATTTTCTGCAGTTATATTTACACCCGGCGCCTCATTAATATTTACGCTAGTTGCATTTATAATTTTAGTTACATATATTGGTTTACTTAGTGAAGGGTGAACTAATAAATCTCCAACTTCAACCAAAGTAGTTGCGAATGAAAAAATTATAGTTTTAGAATATTGTGTTGCAGTAGAAATAATATTTTTAACAACATTTTGTTCTGTTACTGCAGTTAATAATGTTGAAGTTTTGTTTAATGCTTCAGTTAGAGTATCATGAAAATATATTGTATCTAACTCAAAAAAGAATCCGTCGTTTGTATCATTAAATTTTTTCAAACTAATAACTATGCAGGGTAAATCTCCAATCTGGGGATCGTCTCTTTCAAAAACAAATTCCACAAAGCCTATGATATCAGTATTTAAACTGGTAACATATTTTCCTAACAGATTGTCAAGGACTATATTTTGTCCATTTATATTTTTACCAGTTAGGCGAATCGTTCTGGCATCAAGATTTACACTTGGATTTGAACCTTTAATACGTTGTCCGTTATTAAATAGATAATCACCTACACGTTTAATTTGATTTTGTAATATTGTTTGAGATTGATTAAGTTCTCTTGATTGTATTGCAACTCCGGGTTTATATAATACTCGATAAAAATTCTTATCCTCAGAATAATCATCAAAATACGGAGAAACACTTGTTGATGTTGCCATTTTTTTTCCTTAAAACTCTATTACTAAATGTAAATTGTCTGTTTGATCTTTTGATCTTGTTATTGGAGTTCTATTTTCTATATAAAAAATAGATCCTTCATTTTTTAATACTTCGGGGTATAATAAATTTGATACTACAGCAGTCGTCCCTGAAGTTTTGCCAATAACAACTTCACCGGGTATAAAACTATTAAAATTTGTTTTGTCAAATGTTTGAATAAATTTTGCATACCCATTGCCGCTATTAATGTTTGATGTAATTATAAAAGCGTTTGCTGAACTAACACTACCTTCTATATATTCATACTGCGAAAATACGTTGGAACAAGATCTCACATATATTCCTTGTAATGCACTTAGTGTAGTATTACTTGCAAAACTGCCATCTAATCTTTTTGGATTATTTAAAATTCCAAATGTCCTATATGAGAACTGCCCAGGAAAATCTCCGAACCCTTCGTTATAGTCAGTTTTAACATTTATCATAATTTTATTGGCATTCAACTCTTCAACTGGATCAAACCCATGTCCTTTATAGGGACTTACTATAGGTCTAATATTTGCGTAATTTCCTACATTGCTAGTATCATTTACGCGTGCTATTGCATATCGATAATCATTGCCCACATTAATATAAAAGAAATCATAAATGACTCCTAAATTAATTTTTGGAACTAACGATGTGTTTATTCCATCTCCAAGAATATTAATTGTAGTTGTTCTAGGATAATTTGCACCAGAATTTATTATTTTTACGTGTTCTATTGCCCCGCCTATAGCAGCATTTGCTACGTCAATATTTTTAAATACAGGCATCCATTTACTTGTTAAAAATTTTAATGAATCTCCTATACCAATAGAATATAAATATTTCCAACGATACCCATCTGATAATGTAGTAATATCTTTACTTGTTCCCGTTGGTTCAACTAACGACATCAATCCATTGGCATTTGATATACATTTATATACATTCTTTTCTGAATTTAATACATAAAATTCTTTCGAAAATAAATCAATATCTAGATCATCATATGGAAAATAAATTGTATTTTTTCCCCAATTTATTCTTTTCACTACATTTGCTATACTAGTAGGAAGTACTCGTTTCAAACTAACCATCTCATCCCAAACTTTACCCATATCATAAGAATAATCATTTAAAGGTAAGGGCGTAGTTTCGTCGGGCCATGCACTAGGTTTGCCTAAAAAGAAATACAAAGTATTATTAGTACCATTGAATCGATCAATGAAATTTTTTGCATTATCTATTTTTAATTTACTAGTTATTATTTTAGGCATCTTTTATTTATTGAGTAATGGTTTAAAAATTTCAAATATTAACTGATATTAACTGGAAAGACTGTGGCATCTACAGACAATCTTTGTATCTCATTACTTAAAGTTACATCAGTTACATTTAGTTTTTGTGAATCTATTGTAACTGTAGAGTATGTATTAATTTCAGTATCCTCTATGTATATATTCACATTCGCATAATTAGGCGAATTCGGATCCGTCTCATTATTTATTTCGCTAAATAATACAAATCCTGCAGGATGTAAAATACTTTTTACAGTATTTTCCCAGGAATCAATTGATAATTTTGAGCGAATTACATATGAAAAAGGTTGGTAAAAAACTGGAGACGTTACATCACTGTCAACTGTCTTGCCTTGTAAAACCATGGTTTCCGACACTTGCCCAGTTGAATCTGTCCAAAATCCAGGTTTATTAGATATTGCTCCTATATTTGCCGTTAATATTGCTTTGTCTATAAAAGAAACATTTACATTACCGGTATAGGTATTGCTAGTTTTTAAATAACTATTGCCAGAATCTTGAATTTCAATTATGGCAGAACTAGTTTGATATCCTTCCGGTGTGGTTATTACCATATAAAAATATTCACTTGGTTCAAACACGTAGTCATCTTTTATTTTAAAAGTAACACTTGCAATATTACTTGTAGCATCATTTGCATGTAATGGGGGAAATTGCCCTTCAAGAGAGGTTAAATTTTCAAAATCATCTATAGTTAAATCCCCAGGAATCTCAAATTCCGAATCTATGGTTGGATTGGTCCATGCCTTTAATGCATACTTTACATTTGATCCTGCTTGAATGTTTTTGCCAGTTACGAAAAAAGTTATACTGTCATTTTCTCTTACCTTAGATTTATCTGCTTCTACAGAATAAACTCCGGATAATTCAGTAGAACTATCTAGTATGTAAGTTGTCCCGTTAATTGCCAAAGTGTAAGCTATGGTTGGATATAATAAAAGAGCTATATTTTCAGTACCGTCCGTTATAAAATCTTCTATTGCAGTTAGAGTAACATTTGCAGTAGTATCATATGTACTATTTGCTGCAAAAATTAAATCTCCAGACATAGGGACATTATACACGTCTGTATTTTGAATTCCAAAAATTTGATATGGTACTACGGTACCTACAGGAACATTTTTTCCAGTAATAGTAAAGACAAAAGTGTCTCCTTCTGAGATAAAAGGTTTATTTGTTATTATACTAAATTCTGCAGTAATATTAGAGGTCGGAGAAGTATCCACAAGGTTAATTGCTATATTTTCAGATCTACCTGTTCCGGTCAATCTTAATATAATTGTTTCTAAACCTTCTGTGGTTAAATCATTCGCGGGGTATATAACAATACTACCAGTATTTCTTTTTATTAAAAAATTACCAGATAAAGAATTTAATCCAATAAAATCGTTGCGTGTTATATTAGTACCACTAATAATAAATGGTACTAATGTTCCGTCAGGTAACCCAGTATTACTTAAAGTAATTATTACTGAAGAACCTTCTAATACTGAGGATTTATTATAACTTAAAGTATATGCCATTTAATATCCTGGATATTTAAATCTTATAGATCTAACATTTGGTATAGATAAAACTTTGGTTTTATGTGATGTATTTTTTATTGGACTTGGATCAGAAATACCTGTTGATAAATATTCTATCTTTAAAATTGTATTTTTCTTTATAGCGTGATTGGTTGGAAACTCTATTGTAACAATACCATTTGTTATACTATATTTTCCGCGTAAAATTTGTGTGGGTGGGTCAATTACTATAGTAGTATTGCCAGTATATCCTATTCCCGAATTTTCTATTTCTATATTTGTTATAGTACCATACTGATTTACACCAGTAATTTTTGCCGAAGCATATAATCCTACACCACTGTTATCTAGGATATATTTTATAGGTGTTCCTTTTTCATATCCCAATTTACCATCAATTATATCAATTTTAGATAACACTGGATATGTTATTACTGACAAGTTTGATTTATCGACAACGTTATTTAAAAGTACAGATTTTGTTGCAATTACTTTTTCATTTTTTAGAAAATAATTTTTTATACTTTGTGGATCCAAAATAAATTCATAAACATCATTATTACCAAGATTAATTTTTTGTACTTTATTTACTACGGCTGTTGCTTTGGAAACTACTCCCTGAATTTCAGTATTCTCAAAATCAAACACATTCTGTAAATTATCAGTTTGTTTAACCTTTAATGTCTTTGGTAAATACCATTTGCCAGACGATGGTTTTAATACAATATCATAAGGATAAAAGAATTCTATAGTTTCTTTATATAAAATATTAAATAATATTTTAAAGGATTCTTCGGTACCTTTTCTGCTATATATCTCTCTAATTTTTTTAATTAGAAATCTATTATCTGATATTGAAGTTTTTGTTACATCTGTTGCATAGTTTAAAAAGAATTTGTTTATTAGCAATTCTGAAGTCTCATCTATATCTGAATACTTAGATATGTTTTGTAATAATTCTTGCGCTTGTGTAGTTTGTTCTAAGAATTCATAATATGCTTTTATAAAAGTAATAAACATACCATACTCAGTTTGTACAAATTCTGGTAATTGATTTTCTATTAATATAGAAAGTCTATTTTGTATTTTTTCAAAAGGATTTTCTGCACCGTTATCTGTATGCAAAGTATAAATTAAAGGATCCTTTAATTCACCATATTTTCCATAACTATTTGCAACATAGAATTCTCCGGCTATGCCATAAAAAGTAATTACACCGTAAATGCCAAGGCCACCTTTTTCTAAATCTGCTTCTATGGCTTCTTTTCTTGTTACATACAAAGGGTAAAACCAACCTATTAAATTTCCATTTACTTGTCCGGGTTTAGATTCTCCATATATTTTTAATGGTCCACGTAATGCTAAATCTTCGGTTAAAGTATTATACATTAGTTTATTCCGATACTACTGTTACAGTTAATCCCGAAGTTCTTTTAGAAATTGTATCTAATTTAGTATCATCAATTATTAGGATTAGATTATTTGTGGATTGAATATCCATTTCTTCTATTTTTGCAGATATCCGTATATCTGGAGAATTTTCTATATATCCTGCAGGAATCAAACTTGGAAATGATACTACCCCTGTGGTATAATTCACAGTACCAAAACCGCTAACCAATTTCGTTCCGGAATAAAAATCAATTAAATCTAAAGAACTAGTAGATGCAGTAGTTAAATTATCTTGTATATAAACTGAATTTATATTTACATTTGCTGGATTTGTATTATAATAAAATGCTGTGGATTTAATACTTCCTGAAACTAATTTATTTTCAAATTTTATAGCACTACTTCCAGAAAAACCATTTTCCGCGCCTACAACTGGAGAAATTCTTTTTTGAATTTTTAAACTAATTACGTTACCTATAATAGAAGAATCTATTGAATCTATAGATTTAGATAATTTAGAATAAATAAAATTCTTATTAAATTTTTGTAATTCTTTTCTAAAGTAATTTTCAATAGTATTTGCAACTAATAATTCTATATCTTGAGAATTATACTTCGAATTTTTTGAGGAAAATTTTATTCTGGCATCAATCGATATATACAAATAATTTGGATCTACAAATTCCGGTATAATAGACATAACTTTTTTATTAGATAAAATGTCTTTTATTATACTAGTTTTTACAGTATCACTAATAGAATATCCTTCGTATGGTTTTAGAGATATAATAACCTTGCCATATAAAGGAGGATTATTTTCTTCGCCACCCCATACCGAAATGGATTCGACTAAAGGAAAGTTTGCTTCTATCAATGCTTTATAATCATTTGCAGTTACTGCTCTGTTAAACGATGATAAAAATCTAGGCGCTTTAAATTTTATTTCATCTATAGTATCGCCCGCGCCGCCGCCGGTTGAATTAGAAGAGGCTACTATACTTGATGATAAACTTACTCCGCCGATTGTTGTACCTAAAGAAAAATTCTGCGTTATTCCTGAAGAAACATTACATTCATCGCCATGACTTACTAAATATTCTATTCTTACAATATTTCCAGATATTAATTTTTTTCCTAGAATACCGTCTCCAAAAAATATTTCATACAGTCCGCTTGGATTTTCTTCGAGAAAAAATACTTTAGATGTGGGCAATACTGCACTTAAATTTTCCGAAAATGTGTATTGTTCTGTTGTCAAATCCGTATATGAATTTTGAACCGTTACTCGTATCGTGGATGTATCTATATTATTATTTGGTATTGTATATTTTTCGGATGGTCCGGATAAATCTACTCTATACGAATATGTTAATGGTTCTCCTTCAACTATTTCTATATTTGTAAATGTATAGGAACCATCAACTGGAGATATTATTACTGGGTCTAAATTCACAAATGTATATTCAGTACCATTAATATTAGTTGTAAAGGGGGAATATCTTCTTAATGTTAATGACGTCGGCAAATCAATAGGGTTCAACACAGTAAATGTTACTTTAGCTCTTGCGCTTCTAAAAGATAATGGAGTATATCCCATATGTTTTGCAATAGATACTGCAGATTCTCGTTTAACCGCCGAATCTAAAAACATTTCGTTGGCAACCATGTTTGCCAAATATGCGTTATAATGTGTATTGTATGAAAGCAAATCTAAAAGAATCGATAAACTAGACGCATCAAAATCATAATCTTTAAAGATTAAATTGTTGTCTTTATCTCTGTAGTTTGTTAGAAAAGATTTTAAATTGATTTTAATTGCATCAAAATCTAATTCTGCTATTCGGTAGTTTGCCATTATCTTACTCTACTTATGAATGTTGTTATTGTTATTGGATTATTAGTATTCTTTAAGGCAAAAATAATATTGACTACTAATTCATTTGCATCATCTGTTTCATCTACAACTAAATCTATTAATCTAACTCTTGGTTCAAATTTTTCTATAGATTCTGTTATTGTTCTTTCCATTGCAATTTTTACTGCAGAAGTAAAATTCTCAAACATTAAAGAAAAAATTTGTGTTCCTATTTCCGGATGAAAAGGTCTTTCAAAATTTTTAGTCTTTAGTAAATTCTTTAATGCAGTTTTTACTGCATCCTCATCTGTTTTTAGGTACAGATCCCTGGTAAAAGGATTTATCTTAAATGAAAGATCTAAGTCTACGTATTGTTTGAGAGTTTTACTGGTTGCCATATTAGATATTTATTATGCTAAATTTACCAAAGTTTTAGAAACAGATTGATGATTTGCAAAAGTTTGTACTGGTGCAGCGGAATTAACTACTGTATTATTAGAAACTAATAGAGCAACGTGTATCCAAGTAGATACTAGTTTATTACTACCTGATTCAAAATAATATTCAAGTATAACTTGTTTGTGTGGGACATTTTTAACTATCCATTCCGCAACATCTTTATAATCTTTAAATTTAGTATTTGTAAATTTAATATCTACCGCCGCTCCTAATCCATGGTCACTCTTTTCGGGATTACTGCCGGTTACTGTTGCAGATATTGGTCTAAATCCGCTGTTAATTTTCATGTCGGGATATTTTGCTTTTATTGGATCCAAACAATTGATAACTAATTGTTTTAAATTATACACAATTTGTTGCTCAGTTAATCCCCGCTGAGCAACCAATCCTCCATCCTGTAATAAATCACCTAACGTAAAAATTCGATTTTCCCTGTTTGATAAAATAAAAGATCTTGGAAAGTAATTAAAACTTTTAATTTCCCCATCATCAACTGTAGTAACTTTGGTATATCTTACTATTGGTGCTCCTCCAGCATTATCTATTTTTGATACTATATTTGGATTTATAATTCCTTGTGATTGCAGAGTATTAATATAGGTATCTGCCCCAGATTCTCCTGCGTCGAAATAATAATTTGCTTTAGAAATAACTTCTCTTGGCAATACTGGTATACCTATTTTGTTTGGAGATTTTGCTGTTGGTCTATCTAATACTGGACGATTAATAGGTACAACATCATTTGCTCCCATTTTTGTTTTTACAGCTGCGCCTTCTATAAGTGTAGCCAATCCCCCATTTAAACTTAAAGTACTAGTTCTTCCTGTTTCTAAAGAAATATCTTTAGTTGCAACTTCGGTAATGGAGCCATCCTTAGCATATAAATTTATGTTTTTACCTTGTATATTAACAGAACCTTCTGAAGTTAGTGTAAGACTTTTTGCAGCTGTTACAACTAAATCTTCTGCAATTATAGTTGCAGTGCGAGCAGTTTGTACCATAGTACTGCCGTGGCTGGTAACCGATAGATCTCCATCAACTTGTATTTTTGCATCACTTTTAACTAGTATATTTGTTTGTCCCTCTACGGTTAAACTATGCGCACCTTTGACATATACAAAGTTATTCCTATCAGTAATCTCATAATTTTCGCCTACCGTTTTTCTAACCATTGAGCCATTCACATCTATTTCAATATATGATCCAGATTTATGAAATACTTGTATTCTTTCTGCTCCCGGTGTGTTATCTAATTCAATCACATGCCCTGCCTCAGTTTCAATTACCTGATTATATGGATATCCTGCACCATATGCAGGGGATGGTTCATTCCATGTTTGTTTGCTACTAGCTAAAGGTATATTGTCTATTTTTTTATTTTTCTTAACTTTAAATATTTTATGGGAGGTGTCCCCAACTGCCAACTTATTAATATCACTTAATCCGGTATATTCTGCTTTCGGATATTGTTTATTAGGATCTTTGAATCCAGACTGTAATTTTAATTCTGAATTATTTAAAGCACCGCCGCTTGTATTTGTATTTAGTGTGCTAGATAAGTAATTACCAGCATCATCCAAATTATAATTAAAATTTTCATTATTTCCGCCTAATGCAGAATTTACAGCTACAAAATAATCTTTTGCAAGTTTTCCGTCATTATCTTTTTTATTTAATTTGTCTGCATTATTGGTACCCATAACTAAAGCTGTACCCAAAAGACTAGCTATATTCTTAGGATCATCTGTCTCAGTTATTTTTCCCATTGCGAGTAAAGACTTGTAGTTATTTTCAGTAAATATCAATGCCGCGTTTTCTTGTACACCTGTATTTTCTAAAAATTTTGCTTTACTAGTTATACCATCCTTACCAGTCCAATTAGTATTATCACTGGTCCAAGCAGTTGTTACTATATCCTCTGGACATCTTTTAACATATCCTAGATCAACTAAGGTATTAATACTAAATTGATATTTGCCCAGATTGCCATCAGAACTTTCCTTAGTATAACTACCCCCAGATATTGCTGAGGATATTACTGATAACATAGTATCTATGTCTGAAGGTTTTAGCGGGCCTAATCTATCTTTTAAATCTAAGTTTTGATTTTTTGTTAAAACATATTCGTTATTTTGATTTACCAAATACGATCCGTCGGGAGCCTTTACTACTCCCGAAAGTTTTTTATCTTGATTTTGTTTGGATATTGCAGAAACGGATGGATCAGGTTTCCCTGCAATCGTTCCTATTATCAATGGTCGTTGGGCTTCCTCGCCATCTAAAAACCATCCAACTACCCATGCACCAGGAACAATACCGACAGGAGTATGACCAACTCCAGATGTTGCTGCAGATGTAGTTGATTGAATTGGTATTGCCCATGGTAAATCTGAGGTCGGTAATAGTGAGGTATCATCGGTATGATATCCAAATATTCTTACTCGACACCGACCTAGTTTTTCGGGGTCTTCTCTATCTTCTACAACCCCGGTCCACCATACAAATTTATTTCCTAGTATCATTTACCGGCCTTATTATATGATTTAGTATTAAAGGAATCTTTTAGAACATTCATAATAATATAATGTGTTTTTGGATTAATTTTATGCGCAAGATTTGTTATTAAATAATTTCCAGAATATAACTCATCGTGTTTACTATCATTTTTTGATTCTTTAGTTAATGGCGCCCCTGGAGATTTTGGGAAAGTTATTCCTATAATATTACCAACTTCTAAATCTGTTCTTCCCGGTATAGTTATTTCCATTTTAAAATTGTTTAATTCTAACATATTAGATCTTCTATTCCCAAACATAAATTTAGGCATTTGATCAAAATTATTTTCTGCAGAATTATGTAGTTTTGGGTTGCTATAATTAAATTCTATATATGACAATGGATTTCTTAATGTAGTTTTATTGAACATGGGAGTATCCCCATTTAAATGAGAATAGTTTGAAAATTCTAATGCGTGATCATATTT